TTTCCAGCGCCAACGTAAACTTGATAGGTTGAAAAGATTATCGCTAGTAATGGGAGTGCTATTAAGGCGGAGTAAATCTTTGCTTGTGATTTTCCCTCTTCTACGTAAGGTCCATACTCGTCAGAAATAAGGTTTCTATCGTTGGTAAGCTTCTGTAGTTGTGCCTTTAAGTCGGCGATGTTTTTATTTAAGTTTTCTGCCTGTTGTGTAAGTTGTTCTGTATTGTTTTTTGCTTCTACGGATTTGCTCTCGAAATGTTTTGTCTCTAATTCGATTTGCTGAAGTTTTATTCTCGAGCTTTCTAAAGTTGCCAGCGCTTTTTCACTTTCTGCCTTTGTTTTTTGTTGAAGGGTGGATAGTGATTCTATTTCTGCTTCGAGTTCGGCTTTTGCAGCATGGACTCCTGCAATCAGGTCGTTGGCGTCTGAGATTTCTGATTTCGCATCAAGCTTGTATTGCGCAATCGTCCGTTTTAATTCAATGACTGCTTCAATGTCTTCTGCATATTTTACTAGTTGGTCTTGGTTTGCGCCGTACAGTTCGATTTTTTTGATTTGTGGTTTCAGAAGTAGTGTCGTGCTAGATATCTCAAACCACTCGCAAAAACGTTGAACCCAAACAAAAGCATAGGACTGATTGTACTGTACGGCTGCCTGGTAGGGTTCTCTACCCGAAACTTTTATGGTTACTGTAGTGTCCTTAGATATCTTTTCTGGTTTGTCTCCATATATATAGATTAGCCGAAGGTAGGTTAGACTTTCAGGCGTGAATCTTCGTGCTGCACTCGTAGGCTTTACGCCACCCGGAACTCCGCTTTCTGTCAGGAGTGTTTGAAACTGTGGTGTAGATTTCCAGAACGGATTCTGAGTCTGAACCAGCGCTGGTAGCTTTTCCTCGAGAGTAACCAGGCTGCTTTCGAGATCTTCTTGTGAGTTTTCAGACATGGCTATTTTCCATTTTTACGATATCCAGCACCACAATAGCAGAATGGCACATTGCCGCTATTGAAGTTTCTTCCATTCGCGATCTACTGCCCGCTTGGCCGTCTTCTCTGTGGCATACAACCAACGTAATCGCCGCGGCTTGGTTTGATCCCCAGCCGACATTTTCTTCTCCTTTCCGGTTTTCTTATCACGGTAGTACGCGATGATTCCCGTGAAGTCTCCTTTATTCTCCTCTGCCAGATCCTCAACTGTATCCTCCGGCAACTTGCTTTCCAGCTCCAGGCTGACGATGTATCCATTGTCTGCACTGAGCTTGTGCTGAACATTCCCGCCGTACCAGATGATTTCGTCAATCTCAGGCTTCACGCCCTCCAGCGTATAGGTCAACTCCGGTATCAGATCCGGCCGGCCCATGGCCAACGTGTAACTGAGCGTCGCACTCCCACGCTGCAACCGGTTGAACTCAGCACGTGCGGCACGCAGGGCAGACTGTCGGTCACTGTAGGTGTGCCGCAGATCCTTGAGATTTTCGCCGCCGCCGGCAATGGCTTCCTGTTTCTTGGCGCTGTTCACATCGTAGAAGTAAGCGCGCACGCCGTCGTAGCTATCTCGGTCTGCTTGCAGGTAGCGGTGCTGGTCGCCATCGGCGCGGGTGAGGGTGATGTGGGGCAGCTCGGCACCGCTGGCGGTCTTGCCACCGCCGGCGGGCAGGCACAGCAGGCAACCGGCTTTAACGGTGACCACGGCGTCAAATTCTTCTCCGATGCGGCTGATCAGGTTGGCGTCGGATTCGTTGGCCTGGTCCAGTTGGAGGATGGGCAAACCGTCGAGGGCGCCGGCGATGGTTGCGGTCAGTCCGTTGCCCAGGGCGATATCGCCCAGCACGTCGCCGAGGGTGGTGTTGCTCCAGCTTCGTTCGCGTTTGGTTTTCAGGCCTTTGCGCAGATCTGCGGATCGGGCGCGGATACTCAGCACGTCCGGCGCGCCGGAATGCTCGGTTTCATCAACGGTGTAAGTGCCCTTGTCGACCAGTCCGGTATCACTCCAGCCGAGCCACAGCCGAACCACCGCGCCCTTGGGCGGGATAGCGAGCAGCCCGTCGTGGTCGCTGAGGGTGATGCTCAGTTGATCGGCCTCGATGCCGCGATTGTCGGTCAGGTCGAGGCTCATCAGGCGCGGGCTGATGAGTTGGGCGATGTCGTTGCCGTCCACGGTGATACGGAACGCCGGCACCGGGTAGGCGGCCTCGCGTTTGTAACGCTCGATGGTCTTATCCAGAAAGCCGGTGACGCTGGAGAGGGCGGCATCGATCACAGCAGCGCCCTCATGATGCTGACGCCAGCGCTGGTACCGGCGCCGATCAGGTCGATACGGTCGTCATCGATGCGCTTAAGGCTGAGGGTGAATTCGATTCGGCGCGGCGTGCCGTCGCGGAAGAAAATCGTCTTGGTTTCGCTCAGGCTTTCGATGATCCACAGGCCGTAGATCCGACCGCTCCCTTCGACCATTGGCCACGCTTTGCCGGTGTTGGCCATCAAGCGCAAGGCGTCGAGGCTCAGGGCGCTGCCGGCGAGTTCCGGCAAGATGATGCCGGGCAGGGTGATGGAGTCATCACCACGGCCGACGAACTGGCGGGCCGGCGCGGCGCCGACGCGGTTGCTGCTGGCGTGGCGCCATTCGGTTTGGCGTTGCAGTTCCTGGTAGGCGGCAGTGGAGAGGCTGAAAACGAACATGCCCAGGGCAAGCATCATGGCGGGTTACTCCAGGTCGGACAGTTTGCTGCGCTGGCGGGCGCTCTTTTCGCTGGAGACGCGGGCCAACTCGGCGCGCACGGCGCGGGCGATGGCGCGCTCGTCCATGCCGGGCGTGGTGTGGATGTTGATTTCGTAGGTGTCGTGACTGTCGTAGGCTGCGGCCGGTGACGGACTGATGGGCGCGCGATTGTCGATCGACACTGAAGAGGATGCGGCGGCGCCAGTCGGCAACTGCGGCAGCCCAATGGCACCGAGCGGGCCAGCCACGGCGCCGAGCGCACGTTGTCCAGCAGACACGACTTGTTTGCCCATGTCAGTGATGGCGCCCAGCGGGCCGTCCTGACCGCTTTGTAGACCTTGGGTCAGACCGGCCATGGTGAAGCCGCCAAGCGCGGTGAATACGCGGGACGGGCTGTGGATGCCGAGCTTCTCCTTGAACATGTTGATGGCCGAATCAGCCACTGAGCTGACGGCGTTTTTGATCTGGCCCAACCCTGCGAGCAGTCCATTGACCAGGCCGTTGACCAGCATGTTGCCGAATTCAGTAAAGTGGCTTGGCAGATCTACGCCCAGGTAACTCAGCACGCCGGCAAAGGCCTGGTAGATCAGGCCGATGGGGCTGAAGTTGGCGAGTGTAGTGAGGATGCCACCGATGCCACCACTGAAACCGGCTTTGATCTCGGTCCAGGCGTTGCTGAAGTAGAGTTTCACCGCGTCCCAGTTGCTGTAGATCAGGTAAGCCGCACCGGCGAGCACGGCAACGACGGCACCGATGGCCAGCGCCACCGGGTTGGTGGCGAGGCCCCACAGGGCAATGCTGACGGTTCGCAGGGCGGTTACCAGTGCGCCGCTGAGTGTGCTGGCCAGCGTGCGAAGGCCTTGGCCCAGCATAGGGAGTGCATTGCGGGCCAGACCGGTGATGGTCGGGGCGAGCTTTTGCATGACTCTCAGCGTGCCACCACCCTGCATGCCAAACATCGCCATGCCGTAACGCATCACGGCAAACGGGCCGAGCAGGCTGGCCATGCCGATGGCCAAGCCGCCGAACACGAACGACAAACCTGCGACCAGTGCCACGACTTTGACCAGTCCGCCGGCGAGCTTTGGGTTTTCCCGCGCCCAGGCGCCGACGTTGTTGGCGATTTCGCCGAGGGTGTTGATCAGTTCTTTCAATTCAGGTGCAACGGCGGCGCCGAACTCGGCCATGGCGTTGGTGAAGCTGCCTTCGGCGGCTTCCATGACGTTGGTCAAAGTGCTGAGTTGTTCATTGACGCGGGTGCGCAAGTCGGCCTGATTCTGGAGCTTCTGCTGCACCTCTTTGTAACCCGCCAGCCCCTTGTTCATCATGGTGTTGAGGGTGGTCATGGTTTCCGAGTCATCACCGAACAAGTCCTTGATGGTCTCGGTACGGTCTTCGTCGTTCAGCGCCTTCAGCTTTTCAACCTGGGCGAAGAGGTTCTCCAGCCCGGCGAAGTTGCCTTCCTTGTTGGTGAAACTGAATTGGATATTCTGGCCCTTGAGTTGGCGGATCTTGTTGACGTCGTCGACCTTGTCCTTGTTCAAGCCCGCCTGAAAGATTTTGCGGAAGGCGTTACCAGCGGCGCCGCCTTCCATGCCGGCCTGATCCATCATGATCAGCAGCGGGGCCAGTTCGTTGGCGGCCTCAATCCCGGATTTCTTGATGGTGTCCATCACCGGGGCGATCTTGCTGAAGCCCTGCAGCATGTTGGTCGAATCGACACCGGAGTAGAACCCGCGCTGGATGGTGTCCATCAGCGCCATCATGTCCTTCTCGGTGGTGCGCGTGGCGTCCTGCATCTTGGCGGCAAACTCGGCGGCTTCGGCCACCGGCATTTTCAACTGTACGCCCAGGTACGCGGCCGCTTCGCCGGTACCGCCGAGGATGCTTTGCGCGCTGAGGCCTTGGCGCCGCAGCATGGTCATCATTTCTTGAAAGTCGGCGGTGGTGCCAGGTAATCGGTCGCCGAGTTTGGTGGCGAGGTCGGTGATCTTCTGGAAGTCCTCGGCCACCCTGCCGGTGTTGTCCATCATCGACACTTTCAGTTGCGTGGCTGAGTCTTCGTTCGGTGCAAATGCGCCCACGGCTTTGGCTATCGGGCGACTCGCCGCGTAGCCCACGCCCAACCCGGCGGCACCGTTGACCGCCATGTCACTGGCAAGGCCTTGGGTCTTCGCCAGTTTGGCGCGTTCGGCGGCCATGCGTTTTTGCTGTGCATTCAACGCGACCAGCCGTTTGCCTTGTTCGCTGATCGTGGTGTTGGTAGCGCCGATCTGCTCGCGCAGCTGGCGTTCGTGGGTGCCGAGGTCTTTGGTGCTGATCCTGCGCTGTAAAGCTTCGAA